GGTTTCCTGCTTATGCGAGGGGCAAACCAAGTTAAGCTGCAAAAATATACTGGTGAGGAAATGCTCACAGCAGTAGCAGATGGCGCTGTCACTCTGTTCTACAACAACGCAGTCAAACTCGCCACCACCTCAACAGGCATTGACGTAACAGGCGACGTTCTCAGTGACACTTTCACACTGGATAACGGTGCAAGTGACTGGCAATTCAGTGTTGTCAGTAACAACCTTATTATCAGCTATGCTGGTACAGCTAAAATGAAACTAGACACGTCCGGTAATCTTACAGTGACCGGCGATGTTATCTCTGAGGGGACAATCTAATGGCATTCAAAGTAGGAGCTACTACGGTTGTTGACGACAGTGGAAACATTGTCGCTGAACAACTTGATATTAACGGCGCAACCGTCGAGACTTCATTTCAAGGCGGAGACTCAGTTCTCGTATACGACAGCAGTGCGGGTGTAATCCGCAAAGGTACTATCACTAACGCTGCGCTTCAAGGACCGACCGGCCCAACTGGCCCGACTGGCCCTAATGGCGCAGACGGCGCAGCAGGTCCGACTGGCCCGCAGGGAGCGACTGGCCCACAAGGCACAACAGGGCCGACAGGGCCACAAGGCCCACAAGGTCCAACAGGCCCAACAGGACCACAAGGTCCAGCGGGGCCACAAAATACTGGGGCTAATCAAGTTGGGGTTACTCATTTCTGCAAGCCCAATATCAACACCCATTATAATGCTGGCGATACAATCGGCGGCGGTCAGTTACAAAATACAAATGCTAAGGGCGCTCAAGGGTTCGGCACTCAGCCTTCCGGCACTTGGAGGTGCATGGGACGCTCTACAAATGCAAGTGACGAGGACAGGGCGACATCGTGGACGAGGGTAAGTTAAATGAGCTACACATATACAACTGCAAGGAACCCAGCTTGGGGTAACGCAGCACAAACCTTCATCGAAATCGAAGTCAACTTTGACCATCTTTCAGATGAGTTTGTGGATTTTGCAGCGAATCCCCTCGACGATGAGCCGCATGGTGTTGAAATATATAACCGTGCAGTGGCTGGTGATTTTGGCGCTATTGGTGCTTATGTGCCGCCAGCAGATGTTACTGGTGAAGAGGCGATGATGCTTCTAAGGTATGAGCGTGATAAGTTACTTGCGGCATCTGACTGGATGGTTCTGCCTGATCGGACTCCTACTGCTGAACAGACAGCTTACAGGCAAGCCTTGCGTGATCTTCCCTCTAATTATCCAAATGCCTACATGACTTGGAACGAAAGTGACTGGAAATACGTCTGGGCTAACGTGACATGGCCCACAATCTAGGAGCATAATATGCGGACAGAGTGGCAGATGTGGGATAGTGTGATTCCTTCCCACGAGGTTGACACTTTAGTTGAAAGACTAGAACAACTTTCCTCTCAAGAAGCTGGCATAAGCGCACTAGGGAAGAAAGAAAATTCAGTGAGAAAGTCTTCGATAAGTTGGGTATACGACGATGTAATTAAGGCGACTTTGTGGACATACATTCAACAGGCTAACAGGTCTTCCTTTAACTTCGATGTTACACCGTTCTGCGAGGTCCAGTACACGAAATACTTTGCCGAAGAAAATGGCCATTACGACTGGCACGAAGACGTTCTGTGGGACTCCTCAAACATGTATGATAGGAAGCTATCTATGACAGTCCAGTTGTCGTCGCCCGACGAATATGACGGCGGGGAATTTGAGTTTCAACGCGCCGAACAACCTCCCTACGGAAGAAAAAGTAAAGGGACTATTTTAGTTTTTCCGTCATACCTTACTCACCGGGTTACACCGGTAACGCGAGGAACGAGAAAGTCACTGGTAGCTTGGTTCGAAGGTCCACGATGGAGATAGAATTGTCCGCATACGGAGAAATACTTGTCATAGACAACCTACTGTCCGCAGAAGAGTGTCAAGATTTCTGTAAAAATATAGATACTTTGATAGAGGGCGGTTACGCCTACGAATCGAACAATCTGATAAATAGACAAGATGAGGGCGTACATTTCGCAGAGTTAGCCAGTCTTAAGACCGTTGGACTCATTTCCAGCGCAAACACCAAAGCGTTCTTAGACAGGTTACATAATGCAGTTTTACCAGAATACCTTTCAAGATTCCCCATACTAACGCAGAGAGACCTTTGGAGTATGGATGTAAAGGGGCAGAGAACTTCTCCGGGGGGAGGATTTCACGGGTGGCACTATGAGTGCGAACGTGGCCTCAGCATGGACAGGGTACTTGCATGGACCCTATACCTTAACGGAGATTTTGAAGGCGGTGAAACAGAGTTTCTGTATCAAAACATGAGAATTACACCCGTTACAGGTAGGTTCGCAGTTTTTCCCGCAGGGTTTTTACACACCCATCGAGGAAACCCGCCTATAAAAGGCACAAAATACATACTAACGGGATGGTTCACGGACGTAAACCCATACGATATTTTAAGAGCGTAGCCGCGTGAGATCATCGCCACACTATATTATCATTGACGAGTTTTTTCCACATTTGCCGGAGATGCTAGAGCATCTAAAGGCGAGGGGGCATTGGACTTCTGATGAGCATCCCGACTTTCCTAATGCTGGCAACTGGCCGGGGAAGCGCAGCTTAGATTATCTAAAGACAGACCCGGTTCTATCTAGCCTGTTTATGACTTGTGCTGGGGAGTTTATTCCATCTTCGTTTAGTCATGCTTCGCTGTGTACGCATTACCGATACGGCACTAGCAAAGACTGGGTTCATGTAGATCAAAACCTGTGTACGGGCATTGTTTATCTATCAGAAACAAACCAAAACAGTGGGACGTTGTTTTTTGACAATCACCCCGACAATGGCGGCACGGTTATTTTAGACGTGCCGTTTGTTCAAAACAGGTTTGTCCTTTTCTACGGTGACCCATATCATTGCTCGAAATCTAACTATGGGCAGACTGAGGGCGATTCACGGTTCACAATGAATTTTTTTGCGTACTAAAGGTGGGGATAAGATATGAAACTCGCACATGAACAAATTCCGGAACACTCATTAAAAGTCGCAATGGACCTTGAGGCGCATGAAAAAGAGTGCGCTATGTTTCGTGAGTTGGTTCACGGGAAGTTAGATTCGTTGGACAAGCGAATGTGGCGGCTCGAGGCTATGATAATGGGAAGCACTGTTTTGGTCGTGGCTATGGTCGTCTCGGTGTTTATGGGAATTAAATAATGGCAGAAAAACCCGAATTTGAAAAGACCACAGAAGAACTGGCAGCAGAGGCGGGCACCGAAGCTACGCAGGTACAGCCCATCCTTCAAACAGTCGATAGTGCGTCTGAGCTTCTTCCTGCGGACACAGCGCAGCTAACTACCACTCCGGGGCAGATGCCCGGTGTAGATCCGTCTCTTCTTTCTACGGCGGATATGTCACAATACCAAGTTGAACAGCGCACTAAACCCGCTGACTCAGCTACGGGGCAGATTGCCGCCACGGAAAGTGCTTTAGCCACCACTCAAGCCCTTGGAGATCCCGATGCGGCACAGTCCCAATTCACTGCTTCTGATCTGATTGATCTCGACGCCATATCGTCGCAAGCTCTTTCCCAAGAGGCTTTCGCTACGGCGGCTACGGACGAGCTAGACGAGCGGGCCACCGTTCAATATCAGCTTGGGGATTTGTTCAAGGGAATTGAGGACGGCAAGCCTCTCCCCGCTTGGGCTTCCGGTCCTGCCCGAAAAGCTACCGCAATCATGCAGCAGCGCGGTCTTGGGGCTTCTTCGATGGCTGCTGCGGCTATTACTCGTGAGGTTATGGAATCGGGCATATCGATTGCCTCGCAAGACGCCCAAATGTACGGTGCTGTCCAAATGAAGAATTTGGATAACAGGCAACAGGCGGCTTTGCAGAACGCTTTGCAAGTAGCCACGATGGACAGGCAAAACGCTGATGCCCGCACAAAAGCAGCCATATCCAACGCACAAGCACTGCTTTCTATTGACTTGAAAGAACTTGACGCAAAGCAGCAAAGCAACGCACTGAAATATAGCGCCGCAACACAGGCCGCTCTATCAGACGCGGCTGCGGAGAATGCTCGACGCCAGTTCAACGCAAAAAGCGAATTGCAAGTGGAAGAGTTCTTTACTGAATTGGGTGTGCAGATTGACACTGCTAACTTAAACCGCGACGTGGCAGTCAAGCAGTTCAATATCAACCAAGAGAACGCCTACAAAGAATTCAACGCATCTATGGCAGATCAGCGTGAGAAGTTTAACGCCAACATGAAATTTGCCATAGATCAATCCAACGTTCAGTGGCGTAGGCAGATTAACACAGCGAATACAGCCACGCAAAACGAAGCCAATCGTATCAACGTACAGAACAAGTTCAACGCCTCTCAGACGGCTATGAATCAGTTGTGGCAGATGTACCGCGACAACGCAACATTTAATTTCACTATGGCAGAGAGCGAAAAGCAGCGCCAGCACGAGACTATGCTGAAATCTCTCGAAGTATCTGCCACTGAAAAGTTGTACAACGATCAGCAGCGATCTGATATCGCAAATAACCTTATCAAGGTGATCGGGAATTGGAGCTAGTATGTTTGACAAGGGATTAAAACTTTTTAACGTAGTCAAGGAAAACTTCGGAGAAGCTTTCGAGTTATTTCAGACGGGTGCCCAGTTTTACACTGCCGTAGCGGGTGCAGATGCTGAAAAAGAACAAGGCGGCTTTATGCCGAAAAAAAAGTTTAACTTCGACTCATCTATCCCTACTCCTCGCGCCCAGTTACGCACTATGGATGCCCCGGTAGGTCTTAGAAATCCGAATATTCAATCGGCCTACAGGTACTTTGCGGACAACGTTGCTAGAGACACAAATCTTAGCCGCATCGTGGCTCAAAACTACAAAGCGGGCATCTCTCGCAAAAGAGTAAGCACACAGCAGACTATTGAAGAGGGTGGATACGGCGGAACAACATTGGGAAGCGCCCGTGCTTCACGGGTAAATCGCAGCACTTTCCGCTCCCGCCTCTAGTAAAGGACAAGATTAGATGTTCAAAGGCTCTGATAAAAAGGACGTTCAGAGGGGTGCCATCGAGTCCCGCGATCCGTTCGCCGCAGCCCCTCCCGGGATATCCCTAACCGTAGACAATCAAAACTGGCCGTGGGGTAATCCCCCTCAAGAAGTTGACGTAGATATCATCCTTGAGGATGCCACTTCCAAGATTGACAACGACGAAGTGTTTCGAGAGGAACTGCTAAAGCTTCTTGTGGCGGGAATCTCTGTAGAACACATCGTCGAAGCTTGGGTTATGGACGGCTTCGAAACAGGCAAATTCACACTTGACGCGGGCCTTCTTGCGAAGGGTCCGCTTTCTGTGTATGTGGCGTACACCGCAGAACAGTACAACGTTCCGTACCGCATGTTCGAACAAGACGATCCTACCGCAGGGGATCGGATGGATAACAAAGAGTATCTTCGCCTTCTGAAAACAAACAATCCAAAGATGTTTAACGAGATGCGAGAAACAATCAACAAGACTATCCGCGACGGATACGACAAGGTTGGCAGGGCAAGTGCAGAAGCTCCCCAAGAGGCTCCCGCCCCCGAAGGATTCATAAATATAGAAGAGGAGTCGCTAGATGGCTGATCCTATCACTATGGGCGTTATTGGCGGTGTCCTTGAAAGCATACTTGCAGGGCAAGCAGCGGAAAAAGAGGTCGAGAAAAAAAGGGCTGAAAAGGCTGCGGCCCGATCTGAAACGGCGCATGAAAATTTAATGGCCTCTCTCACTGACCCCGTGTCTGCTTTCAACTTTGTAATAGCTAAGGACGTTGATCCTGCTATTGGCTCTATCTTCAATAGCTTGTCTCTTGTGGAGCAGTCCACAGTGTATAACTACGCCTCGCGAGATTTACCTGTCCCCGACAGGGAACAAAAAATTCTGTCTAACATAAATACTGCTGGGGAAGCTCGGTCGTTTATGGGCAACAAAGAATTGTTTAGTAACTTCAGCCCTACCACGAAAGCTATCATCACAGCGAGAGCAAGTCAGCCTATTGGTACAGTCGAAAAAGATATCCTGTCCTTTAGCGGCACCCGAGAAGAAACAATCAGACACTTTGAGTCCTTTACCGGCCTGTATCCGCAGGACAGTCCTTTCGGACGTGTGCTACGCAGTAAAATAAGCGGCCTCATGAGTATTCCCAAAGATCCTGTCGCATACGAACCTTTGAATTTGACTCAGATAGAGTCGCAGCTTAAAGCCGCACAAGGCGAAGATGCTGATCCCGGAGCAATGAAGGGTGTTTTGTCTCAAATAGCGTTGGCAAAGTCTCGTATTGCACCCTTTATTTTCGATCCGAAGGCGAAAACTTCTGAGGAAAAGGGCGACGATGTTCCGTATATGAAGGGTGCTGATCCGAAAGCAGTGAACGATCACATTGTTTTGACGATGATGCAAAAGGCGTACGCTCAGTCTGCCGGAAGTGGCGATGCAGACGTTGACTTTACGTCGTTGCTGGACCAAGCTCTAAAACAGCTAGAAGACTTGAAGGACACTGGACCGGGAGCCGCTCGACTTGAAGCGTCGGGTGCAGCAGCAATTAAATCCTTAACGGATCTTGGGTTTAAACCCGAAAACGCCACTCCCGAGCAGATTATAGCGTTCACTCAACTCCAACAATACGCGCAAGACTTCGAAGACGTAGACAACGACACTACGACATTCGGTACAACGAATCCTCTCAAGCTGGATAAGCCCTTCGACAATCCTCTTCAATCGCTCATGAACATGGATAGAAGGTCTGATCTAGGAGAGATCTACAAAAATCTAGACGCAAAAGAACAGGGTGAATTCGAAGCTCTTGTCAAGCAGCTTATGATTCTTGACAATCAGCAGACACGCACGGCAACAACAAGGCAGGGCGGCACCACAGAACAACGTCCTCAAACTAACTTTATAGACGTTCTACCCCGGATGTACCAAGAGTTACCGTTTGTCCGCAAGTTCATCCACGAAAATCTTCAATACGCAAAACCGGGGGAGCTTTCCTCCGGCGTTCAAACCGTTTCTGTCCCTCAACTTGAAGACGATGGGGTCACTCCCCTCGGCACTGATTTCTTCCGGGTAAACGACTCGCTAGTTATCGAGGCCAACGAAACGGTCAAGGCTATCGCGAAGAGCCAAGGAAAGACGCCTCAAAATCTTTTCTTGACAGACGGCATTGCCTATGGTATGATCGACAACGGTTCTCAAGATCCTCTTCGTCTGTTTGAAGCGGCAAAGGGGTATCAAGATGCGGGTCTGTTTACTCG